GTAAACCTTTTTGCACCATCTGATAATCATTTTCTAACGTCCAAGCACACCAGATATGGAGTTCTTCCCCCAATGGTTGCAATATAAAGAACGCTTTGAAATGGTTATCCTCTAGTCCAACCCATAAGCCAGATTTCTGATTCCAGCAGTCCGTGTACACATCTTCCACGATCCAACTTTCAGAACTGACACTCTTAATTTTGTCTAACCCCGGCTTGACGCTCATCCACCACTTCCTGAGTTGGTCAGGCTCGATATATTTCCATTCTGTCATCCGACTATTATGTATCCGTAAGTTTTGTCAGCAGTAGCGTTAGCCCAATGACTAATGGTTGCCTGACCTTGTTGTTGAGTAGAAACGTATAAGTTCGTTGTAGCCGATGGTGCAAGGTAAGACATCGTAATGATAGTTGATGGCGTTGCTGGTCTAGTCGGACTCGTATCAGTCGGATACTGCTCCAAAGAAACGCCAGTATTACTAACCCGCCACATTACCTCAACATAGTCATTAGCGTTCATTTCCAGAACGTAATTCATCGCAGCAATCAGGTGGCTAGGATCACCCGTACTCTTTCTTGCTGGCAAGTAAAACTTACTATTAGAACCAGCTACATCAGTCCCATTCTTACGGAACCAAATATCTACATCCTGACCATCGTTTGACGTATTCTTAAACTGAAACGAAAACTGGATGTTGTAAATCCCATAATTCCTAACGTTTAGCCTAGAACTATTGGAAACGTAAATTCCATTGGAATAATCTGTTGTGTTAAACGTAACCGCATAGGCCGTTGTAGTGTTAGCCGCTGTCTGGTCTGTAGAGTCCTGAAACGCCCCATAAGGTGCTGAATCAGCCTCAGCAGCCGCAGATAAGGGTACGAAGAAAATAAGGCTGTCAAAGCCTATACGGTCATCGTAAAGGGTAGTGCTAGTAGCGTTCCCTGTAGCTAACGTAATATCTCCGGTGTTATTCGTCTTGCCATTCATAGCACCACGAACAACCTCAGCCACCTGCCTCGGATCAGACCCGAATACAGGTAGCGTCTGGAACTGGACTCGCCTAGTCATCGATTACCCTGCTTAAATACGTCTACTTCCATCCCTACAGCGGTTTTCCAGTTAACCCCTGTCGGAGTCAATCTGAGCCTGTGGTATTCACCGTTAGATCGTAACGAAATACGGTTCTCCGCATCAGCAGCAGTCTCCTGATAGAACTCCACCACCTCGTTAAGTAAATCCCTGCTGGAAACAGCCACAGACGCACTACCGTTGTCCACAATCGGCTTAACCAGAGTCACCGTAGAACGACCTATCGCTATGTCTCCAGTCGTGATATTCGCTGTCTTAGGCTGACCTGAGAACGAGATAATCTTGCTTCCTGAAACGCCAGCAAATAACAATCGACCACCTGCAAATACAGGAGAATCTAGAGGAATCTCTAGTAAATCAAGGTTACTGTTGTAGTTATCTACCTGCTCCAATGTTGCTGAAGGAGTTAGCACAAATGAAATAGAATCTGCTGTAGTCGTAGCATAAGACCAGCGGTCTAAATCAACTGAATAAATCAGAAAATATTTGTTATTAAACGTACCTGAAAACCGCCAAATTACTAATTTGCGAACAGGATCAACCGTAGAACTCATGCGATTTTTGATTTCGTCCGGTATAGCATTTTGGAAAAACCAGCGATTAACCCTTTCTGCGCCGATCTGCTTAACAGACTGCCCATCACAAACGTAAAAACCATCATCCGCTAGGAAATAGGTTAATCCACCGTACTGAGCAATAGAGCCGTTAGAAATACAGCCTAGAGACCGTGAAATAGCGTCAAACTGGAAGAAAAACGGGCTACCAGCGTAGGTCATCCGGTAAATTGCTCTATCTAGGAAGATTAGACCGTATTCACCCCCTGCTAAACCAGTAATATCTCCACCATCAGGGATAATTTGAGTATCAGATTGACTCGCAGCCGAAGGAGTCCAGTCAGTTTCGTCGTTAATATCCGACCAGTAGACCTTGTTTTCTTCACCACCTACGTTAGCAGCTACAACAAAGTCTTTCACTACAGTAACAAACCTAGCCGTAGGCGCAGCAGCATCCAAATCAGCAAAATAAGTTGATGAACCTAGATCAAAAGCCTGTAATTTGTCTTGACCATTAGCCAAAATCATTTTAGAGCCGTACTGAGTAACATCCCAAGATTCAACCGTAGCGTATCCAGTAGTCGTAGCCGCATCTAAGCTGGCATCAGAACTGTCAAACTTGTAAATTTGAGTCGCACCAGCAGCAAATAGCGTTGTAGCACTACCAATCTTGCCAGCAAACGTAATCAATAACGCTTGAGCAGCAGCGTCAGAGTAATCTGCTTCACTAGGAAATGGCGCATATCCGTTAGCAACCGGATAACAGTTCTTTGCATCCGTTACAGCACCAGTTACTCCGGGCTGATCTGGCAACCACTCACCAAACGCTATTTTTGTCGTAGCCATTTATTGCCTCAACCAAGCATCAGACGAAGATTGAACCGTCTGCCAAGCATTAGAACCTGCTGAAACTGGTGTCCATGTATCCGTAGAAGGATCAACATCAACCCATTCCTCACCAATAATGCTACCCAATGCAATTATAGTTGCTGTTCCATTAACAGTCGCTGATACATTGACAATAAAGTTAGCATTAGCAGATACATTAGCAAAACACTCTATCGATGCACTACCACCCTGAATCAGAATTGCATTAGCCGATACAGAGGCTGTGGCAAGGATTGATCCACTATCATATTTAATGTTATCAACACTAGAAATCGCTGTAAATGTTGCAGTTCCAGTAACACTAGCTGCACCAAAAACAAACTCTACTACGGTAACTTCTAGTTGAGCATTGCCTGTAATACTCGCAATAGCAGTCTTAACTTGGCTTGCTAATGCTGAAACAGTTGCAGCACAATTAACTGCTGCCGCAGCACCAGTATCTTCATACTCTGCGTAACCATCAGTCCAATAGCCAACAACGACATAACGATCAGGCTGACTTAAATCGCCCTCGCAATATCCTTGTGTCCAGTAACCGAAATCTACATAGTTAGCCATTTGCTAACCACGATGTTGTAGTTTCATCCCATATATATGGCTGACTTTCTGAAGGCATTGGTATAGGAGGCTTCCATTGACAGGTTGAGTCATCTAACAACCAGCTTGGATATGGTTGCGGAGGAATAAACGCATCTCGAATTGAATTATAGGTATAGCCAATGCCAGCGTAATTCATCCGAAATGGCATACCACCATTACTATGGACACCGCCAATCGTGTTGTAGCTAGTGCGTTTGCACACTTGATTGCGAAATTCACCATAGTGCTGTTCCCAATCAATGCCATCCTCGCCTTCGTCTTTTCCGACGATGACTTCAGTAACCACATTGTTCTCATCTAGAAATGCGTAGTGAGCCATATCAATCACCATGAAATCGTGCCGGTTCCGGCAGTAAAGGTATAAATAGTATTGCCGCCGCTGGTTGTCTTTGTATATGTCAAGCCAGCGTCAATCGATGCTAGGTCTGAATTGGTTGATGGATAACTAATAATTACGATACCTGAACCACCTGCACCACTTGTTCCGCGACGAGAACCACCACCACCACCGCCTCTGTTGGCTGTACCAGCCGTTCCGTTTGCGGTTCCAGCACCGCCAGCACCGCCGCCACCAGTACCACCTGCTCCGGCAGTTGTAGGAGAGCCGCCACCACCACCACCAGCGTAAGTTACTGAAGAACCAGAAATAGATGATGCAGTTCCATTCCCACCAGCACCAGCTATACCACCAGAAACGTCTGTAGAAGCTCCACCAGCAGCACTAGCACCACCACCGCCACCAGCAGCAAATTCTCCACTAGCAGCATATCCAGCACCACCGTTGCTTCCTTGTCCAGATGTACCAGTTCCACCAGTAGTTTGTGTTCCACCAGCACCACCGCCACCAGAACCGCCCGATTGACCAGCGAATGCACCTCCGGCTCCACCACCCCCGCCACCGCCACCACCAGTTGATGTGATAGTGGAGAATACAGAATTGCTTCCGTTAGTACCTTTCGTGCTAGTAACTGCCGCACCACCAGCACCAACAGTTACTGTATATGACGTTCCCGCTGTAACAGAAAGCCCCGTTGCAGTACGATATCCACCAGCACCACCGCCACCGCCAACATTCCAGTAGCCACTTTGGTTTGCACCACCAGATGCACCACCAGCAACAACTAAATATTCAACTGTTGTAGGAGCATTTGCAGCCGCAGAAGCCCTGCCTAGCAGCATTGACATAATCCCACTCATGTCAGCCCCTTAAGTTACGTTGCCAGTTACAACACAGACCGTACCGCTAATGAACAAAACTGTAGCCACACCTCTAGTCGCTAAGGTCATTGTTGCCTTATCTGTATTCGTTCCAGCAATGTAAGCCGTCGTAATCGAGCAGGTAATCGTGATGTTTCCGCTGGTATTGTTGAAGACCGAAACAATATCGCCAGCAGCAAATGTTGCATCAGGAATCGTGATCGATCCGCTAGTACCAACACCAACAAACTCACCGATGTCAGTCAAGGCTAGTGTGTAGGAGCCCGTCTTATCCGATCCTGACTGCGGAACATTCCGATAGCCGAGTGTCGAAGCATCAGGTGGCAAGGTATAAGTACTTGTTCCAGCAACAGCAGGAGCGTTTAATGTAGCTGAACCTGACGTAGAGCCAGCTAGTTTCAACCGAGTCGAGTTAAACGTCTGATCCGCTGTAAACGTCGTAGCAGTACCCGGAGCTACATAGTCTGTACCAGCACTCGCATTAGCCAACGCACCACCAGAGTTAGCCTTAAGAATCGCTGTACCTGACGGTGGCTCTAAGTAATCCGTACCCGCTGTAGCCGCAGCAATAACGCCTGACGAAGCCTTTAGAACACCTGTCGTAGTGGCACGTTTAATCGTCTTGCCACCAGTACCAGAAAATAGTGCTATTTCGCTATCAACACTAGCGGACTGACCCTCAACCTTATCGGTATTGAGATTGGTAAAGTTCCCATCAACCTCAGCAAAGCTAAGAGCAGAACCTTTACCTGCGCGAGTAACAATAGTAGACATAATTCACCTCACGCTAGGGTAACACTCAGATTAGAAGTCAGAATCTTAAAAATATCGCCATTATTGATCGTCTTAGACGCATCCAAAGCCGTGTGATACAGCAGATTGCCAGACGTTAGTGCATCCCGAATACCTACATGGGTAACAACTCCCCAGTTAGCTGTTGCAGCCGGGAACTCAATCGCAGCAGAGTTCGTTGACGTTCCGTTACTTGGCGCACCAAAGGTAATCGACTGACGAGCATACGAACCACCTGAAATCTCAGTTCCAGTATCTGCATCAGTAGGATCATCCGTATATAGAGCCAAATAAACCGTCGTAGGACTCGTATAGCTCGTATTACGCAAGGTAGCGTTAATCAGAGCCGTTTCTAAAAAGTTCGACATTTCTGCCATGATTTACCTCACGTTATAAGACATTGACATAGGTTGACCGCTGTACTCACTCGACTGGTCAGACGTATTGATAGCCGCTATCGCACGATCATACAAAGCAGACCATGTTTGCAAACGAGCATCATTCATTAGATACGGCTCTGCTTCCCCTAACGACGCATATAGCAACGCATCAGGATAGTTAGCCAAGAACGTATTGCTAGCGTTTGAGTCACTCAAGAGCGTAGGCTTAGAGTAATACAACATTTGCAACGTATAGGCGGTATCTGGAATAGGGGCTAATTGAATCTCAGAGCCGAGAATCGTGTAGTCCACAGGTCTGCCACTCTCAGTCGTTCTGGCAGTCTCGTAGAAGCTGTTAGGAGCCTTGTAGCGCAACGTAAACACAGGAGTAGTGTTCAGGTGTATGTCGCGCATCTCTAGGAAATCAGTCGGTAATCCAACCGTAGAGTCACCGCCAGTCGTTGTCGCTGTGGCAACTACTAGCATCTGACGAGTCCGAATGTCTCGCCTCAGTCGTTCTTCCGCTAACCGGATGAAGTCAGGAATGACGGTAGTTAGATCACTACGAGCTAAATAGCTTGCTACCGTAGTCCTTAATTCAGAATAGTTAGCAAAAGGCATATCATTCCTCTAATTGCTCAAAATCTTTCCATCCGTACTCATAGGTTCCTATGTGTCGAATGTGCATAGACAACTCATGGTCAACGTAGGTCGGGAATCCTTCACCACCAGCCTTGACGCAGAAATAAACATCCTCGCCACAGACTCCATTCTTACCCCATCCAGCATCAAACCACGGTCTGCCAGTCTTTTCAAATACCTCTTTGCGGATCAGTACAGCACCAAAGCCAATCGCTGTAACTTCCTCAATACCTTCTTTACCCCGACTATCGATGTTCTCCCATTTATGGACTAACGTCTCACCGTCCATATACTTCGTCATCATCTTAGCCGTAGGTGTTACAGGCTTCCTTCTCGTAGTCGCATTAACGCCAACGATAGGCACTTCACGACTTAGCAGAATAGTAATAATGTCAGGAGGAAACCGCATATCGCTGTCCACAAAGAACAACGCATCACATCCCTCTTTTAACGCTACCTCTGCCAACTTCTCACGCTGGTCAAATATCAGCGTTCCAGGCATCGTATAAAGGCTTAAACCGCCCTTACCATCCTTGCATCGGACAGACGCATCATGTGCAGCCATCTTCGCAAAGTCGAACGCAAATGCCGTGTGAACTTCATCCCTTGCAGGAACGCAAACACCAACTCTCATACTGTACCTCGATACGTTTTCCAAACAGCATTATCAGGATCATTCAGCCACTTGGCAAATCCAACGTCATCAATCACCCTGAAGCCCTTCATAATCCCCATCTGGTTAAGTACATCAATAACCGTGAAGGGTATTCTGGCTACATGGTGCAGATCGTTTAGACCGCCTGACCTCTGTTTATCGAAATCTAACTGAGCCTTGTTAGCCTCAATGATCTCGGTAACATCCTGTTTCGTCTCGATGACAATCCCACCGTCACCGTCCTCATATACTGTTTGAGTCCGTATCTGGTTACTCATGTAATGTGTGTCCAAGTGCGCCCTATTCTCACTCCCCGAACGCAATTTGGGGATACGCCAAGTTCTCTAGCTATTCCAGCATGACTTAGCGTACTTGAACGGATCAGCCT